GCCCGCAATGAACAGTTACAGCTCGTTAGCAGCATATGGTACTGCTATCTTCCAAGGCGACCCAGTTAAGGTCGTTGAGGCAGGTGGCGACATTCAACTCTTTGCAAAAGGAGATGGTGGTACTGCAGCAACTAACTGTGTAGGTGTTTTTTGGGGTTGTAACTACGACGATTCAAACGGCAAACCAACATTTACTAACCAAAAAGCCGCTAGTTTAGCGACGACTTGTTTTGTTTATGACAATCCATACCAAGTATTCGAAATACAAGGTGATGCAGCTTCTGCTGTAACGGATAGAAGTAAACTTGGCGATATCGCGTCAACTGCCGGCTCAACAACAACTGGTGTTTCAAAGACAGAAGCAGACTCAGCAAACTGGGGAACTGGTGCTAACATTAAAGTTGTAGGCTTTTCAACAAAAGAAGGTCGCAACGATGTAGGCTCAGCTAACTTAGTGTATGAGGTTCTGATCAATGAACACAAGTACAAATAATAGCAGGAGGACATAACTATGGCTATATCAAGACAACAACTAGCAAAAGAGCTAGAGCCTGGTCTGAATGCATTATTTGGACTAGAGTACAAAAACTACGAAAATCAGCATAAAGAGATTTTCGACACAGAAAACAGTGACAGAGCTTTTGAAGAAGAAGTAATGTTATCTGGTTTCGACAAAGCAGCCGTTAAGTCAGAAGGCGCTGCTGTGACTTATGATCAAGCACAGGAAACTTACACTGCAAGATACCAACATGAGACAATTGCTCTCGCTTTCTCACTAACTGAGGAAAATGTTGAAGATAACTTGTATGATAAGATTTCTACGCGTTATACTAAGGCACTAGCACGTTCTATGGCTCAAACGAAGCAAACTAAAGCAGCAAACATTCTAAACAATGCTTTCGCTGCTGCATCGACTGGTGGCGACAACGAGTCTTTAATCGGAAACGCTCACCCTACGATTGCAGGGAACCTTAGCAACAGACCTACTACTTTGTCTGACTTGTCTGAGACTTCTCTTGAGCAAGCTATGATCGACATTGGCAATTTCAAAGACGAAAGAGGTCTTAAAATTGCTGCTAGAGGTATGAAACTAATTATACCTGCTGACGGTCAATTTACTGCTGAGAGACTTATGAAGTCTGCTCAACGTGTTGGAACAGCTGATAATGACATCAACGCTCTTAAATCTATGGGGATGATTCCTCAAGGTTATGTAGTTAATAACTACATCAACGATGGCGAGCAATGGTTCATTAAAACCGATGTTCCTAATGGATTGAAGCACATGGTACGTACGCCGGTTAAAACGGCTATGGAAGGTGACTTCGAAACAGGTAACATGAGATACAAAGCTAGAGAAAGATACAGTTTCGGCTGGTCTGACTGGAGAGGTATCTACGGTTCTGACGGTACTGCTTAATAAGTAGAACTGTTAGGTCTAACCTAATTAAAGGGGCGCTTCGGCGCCCCTTTTTATTTGCATAATATAGTTAAAAAGCATATACTCGATTATCTGCGATAAAAACCTAATGTAGACGCGCGCAGGCGACGGCCTAGAGACTACATTAAACATAACTAGGAGGATTAAATCATGGCAACAACAACATTTAGAGGACCTGTTTTAGTTGGTAAGAAAAACGAAGCTGGTGTAACTGGATACAATATCGAAGCAAAAGAATCTAATTACACTGTCGTAGCAACTACTGACTCAGGAAAAACACTCACATCTAAGACTGATGGTGTAGTTTTCACTCTACCAGCTATTGCGGTAGGAAACGTATTTACATTTGTAAATACTGCTGAAGACGGACACAACACTTTTACTATCAGCCCTAATGCTAATGATGGTATTTTGTATGTAGGAGGTTTAGTTGATAACAAAGACCTTATTAATACAAAAGCAACATCAAAAGTTGGGGACTATGTAAAAATAGCAGCTTTAAACTCTACTGCCCATTGGACAGTAGTTGAAGCTCAAGGTGTGTGGGCTAAAGAATCGTAAGATAATTAACAGTGGGGCTTCGGCCCCACTAATTTAGGAGGAAAATATTATGGGTGGTAGTTCTTTTACATCAGATCAAAAGACCGCACACGTAACTGCTGACGGGCAAATGGTAACAGGCTCTTGTAGAGTTACATCTATTCAAGCAAAAGGTAATAATGCTAACTGTGGTGTTATTTTATATGATAATACTTCTGCAGCAGGTACAGCACATACTTTCTTGTTCGGAGAAGAAGGTTTACAAATTTATATACCAGGAAGTGGTATTAGATTTAAAACTGGTGTGTATTGTGATTTAACAACTACAGGTGGCGTAACTATTACGTACAATTAGGAGGTAGTTTATGGCAACGTCCGGAACAACTACATTCGAAAGTGGTTTTGCAATTGATGACATTATACAGGAAGCCTATGATCGTATAGGTATTCATGCTGTAGGCGGTTATCAATTAAAGACAGCAAGACGTTCATTAAACATAATGTTCCAAGAATGGGCTAATCGTGGTTTACATTATTGGGAAATGGGTAATACCAATATTGATCTTGTTGAAGGTCAAGCAGAATATATTTTTTATAGAGCAGTAGGAGATGGCACAAGTGTAACTACTGTACCAACTAATGGTATTTATGGCGTTGATGATATTTTAGAAGCTGTTTATAGAACAGGTTATAACACTACTTCTCAAAACGATTCTGCTCTTACTAAAATAAATAGATCAACTTATTCTGGACTTTCTAATAAACTAAATAAATCCACACCAACACAATATTACGTACAAAGATTTATAGACAGAACTGTAATGACTCTTTACCCAACTCCAGATGCTACAGCAGCTGGTAATTATGTGGGTGCTTACTATGTAAAAAGAATTCAAGATGCAGGTGGCTATACTAATACTTCAGATGCTCCTTATAGATTTATACCTTGTATGGTTTCAGGATTAGCTTTCTATCTTTCTCAAAAAGAAAAGCCTGAGTTAGTTCAGCAAATGAAATTATTGTATGAAGATGAATTAAATAGAGCTCTTGTTGAAGACGGTTCGTCTACCAGTACTTATATAACTCCACAGGCTTATTACCCAAATGTCTAATTTTTCTACAGGTAAATATGCAAAAGCTATCTCGGATAGAAGTGGTATGCAGTTTCCATACAGAGAAATGGTTAGAGAGTGGAATGGAGCGTGGGTGCATAAAAGTGAATACGAACCAAAACATCCTCAATTAGTTCCAAGAATATTTAAAGGCGACGCACAAGGATTACAACATGCAAGACCTGCTAGAACAGAACCGCCAGTAGCACATTTGTTAGGACAAGACGCACTGAGTGCGGGCGCTATTGATTCTATAACAGTTAGTGTTAATGACCCGGGCCACGGTTATAGCACCGGGGACCGCGTTAGATTTAGAGATTCAACATCTAAGTGGCCAGATTATCCACAAGTTTCTAGAATAGTTGATCATGATATAAATGCTGCAGCTGGACACATTATTACTAAAGTAGATGCAGATAATTTTACATTTACACCTAACGATATTATAGAAGAGTGGTTAGAAGCAAATTGTAATCCTGGAACTACAACTGTTTATGTTGATATGGATGGAGTTCTTACAGAATATTACCAAAGAGTAGCTGAATGGGTAAACGTAAGTTCAGGAAGACCTTTTGATGGTAATTGGTATAATATGACACCTGCAGATGAATTATCAGCAATAGCTACAGCTCCATCTAGTTGGTTTCAAAACTTAGCTAAAAGAGCTGAAGCAAATGCTTTAATAGATTTAGTAATGGCAAAAAATAATACTTGGGATGTTTTATCTACTGGACCAACTTATAATGCACAAAAGACAGCTTGGATTACTACTCATTTTGGTACTCCTGGTTCTGGTAGTGGAAGAGCTCCTGCCTCTGTTAACTATGCTACAGACTACAATAAGGCTCCTTATGGTGGAGCAAATAAATTATTAATTGATGATAGAACCACTTATATCAACCAATTTGAAGGAGCTGGAGGCAAAGGGTTTAAATATTTTGAAAGTGGTGGTATAAGAAAATTTGGAGGAGGTAACGCGTCAGTAGGACCGATTACATTATTATCATGACAACATACGCAGAATTAGTAACACAGATTAGAGATTACACAGAAACTGACAATCAGGTTTTAACTGATACTATTATTAATGACTTTATTGAACACGCTGAACTTAGAATATTTAAAGACGTAGATTTAGATTGTTATAAAGATGTCATGAATGGAGCAACTGCAGCTAATAACAGATGGGTTCCTTTACCAGGACAGACAGCCTCAGCTACTACACCTAAATTGACTGATTATGCTACTATTAGATATGTTACTATTTACTTGGATTCTGGCACTAAAGTCAGACACAAGCTGGTAAGAGTAGACTCAGATTTTATGAATGAGTACTATGATACACCAGAAACTGGTTCTGCTAGTATGCCAAAATACTATGCACAATGGGATGAAGGCACATTGGTACTTGCACCAACTCCAAATGCAATATATAAATTTGAGGTAGGGTTTACAAAGTTACCTACAGGGTTATCCAGTGGTAATACTGAAACTTGGGTAAGTGTAAACTGCCCTAGAGTACTTTTGTACGCAGCTTTATGTGAAGCTTTTAAGTTCTTGAAAGCTCCACAAGATCAACAAGTGTATGAACAGTCTTATAGAGAGTCTGTTACAGCGCTTGCACAAGAACAAATGGGTAAAAAACGTAGAGATGAGTACAGGGATGGAGCAATTAGAATTCCAATTCCTAGTGCAAATCCATAATTAGGAGAATACTATGGCAATATCACAAGCGGTTGCAAATGTTTTTAAGATGAACTTGCTAAAAGGAAATCATAACTTTAATACAGGTATGACATACAAAATAGCTTTGTACACTTCTTCTGCTACTATGGGAGCTACTACTACACATTACGTCACAACAAACGAAATAACTAATACTTCAGGATCTGCTTACTCTGCAGGGGGAAAACAATTACAAAACCCTTCAGTAACAGGTGGTGCAAGTACTACTCCAGCGTATGTTGACTTTGACGATATTTCTTGGACAAGTGCTTCCTTCACAGCGAATGGTGCTCTAATTTATCGTTCAGATAATAACTTGTCTAATACTGACGCGGTATGTGTGCTAGCTTTCGGCGGAGATTTCACAGCAAGTAACGGAACATTTACAATTCAATTCCCAACAGCGGGTGGTGGATCAGAGATACTTCGGTTAGGTTAGGAGTTTTAGATGGCTTTCGTAATTAACGATAGAGTCAAAGAAACCACAGCGACTACCGGGACAGGTACTATTAACCTAGCAGGAGCGGTAACAGGTTTTGAGACGTTTGTTACGGGTGTTGGTAATTCCAACACTACTTATTATTGTATTACACTTCCAGGCAGTACAGAATTTGAAGTTGGTATAGGAACAGTAACAGATGCTACTCCTGATACTCTTTCTCGCTCTACAATTATTTCAAGCTCTAATAGTGATAGTGCTGTTAATTTTAGTGCAGGTACTAAAGATGTATTCTGTGTTCTACCAGCTTCTAAGGCTATTGTAATAAATGACAGTGGAAGTGTTACAACACCTTCTTTAGATATAACTGGAGCAATAACCATTTCTGGTAATGTAGATGGACGCGACGTTGCTTCCGACGGTTCAAAATTAGATAATATTGAAGCATCAGCAGATGTAACAGATTCAACTAATGTAGGAGCAGCTATAACTGGATTTCCAACAGGAACAGATGCAGTAGCTACAGACTTAGTTCCTTATTATGATGTTGATGCAGGCGCTTGGGAAAAAGGAACCATAACTAATGTTTCTTTACAA